CGCTCCTGCGGTCGAGGGGCTGGATGATGCCGCCTTCGTTGGAGAAAAGGTCAAAGCCAGCGTCGTTCTCATGCGCTCGCTTCGGCATTCTCGCGTTTGGCTCGAGAAACACTTTGAATTCGGCGTTCATTGGGCACCTTTCTACGGTTACGGGCTAGCGGGCCGGATTGCTCGCTTGTCCTTATTATAGCCGCTAGGGCTACGCTTGCAAGCGCCTCGCTAAAATATAGCCCTATAGCCAGCTACGAAGACCATCTCCCATGACCTCATCTGCGATCTCTTTCTTCTTACGGAGAGCGTCAACAATCTTTTCGTCGACCGTATTTTCCGCAATGAGGTCCACTACCCGGACTGTTTTCTGTTGCCCAATCCGGTGAGGTCGGTCTTCGGACTGGATGCGCTGGGTCAGATTGAAGCTGTTGCTGTAGTAAACCTCAAGCGTAGCCTCAGTGAGTGTGACGCCTTCCCCAATAGCTGCTGGGTTAGCGACCAGATACTTGGTTTTGTTGCGCTTCTGGAAGTCGTCCAGTGCCTCACCTCTTGCCGCGTTGACCACACGGCCATCGATGAACGACGCCGAATCGCCCAAGGCTGCGAGCACCGCGTCGATGTCCGCATGAAAGCGACACCAGATGATCGCCTTGCAGTCTTCCTCTTCGAGGACTTCTTTCAGCAACGCGATTCGCGGGTTCTCCCCATTGGGCAAAAGGCACCCGCAACAGATTTCCTGCAGCCGAAGGAGCCGGACAATGGCCAATGCCGCAGTGAGGAACTCGCCATTCTCCAGTTCGAGTTGATACTCCTCACGCAAGGTCTTGTACTGCTTGCTCTGCTCAGGCAGCATGGTGAAGTATCTGCGCTGGTACACTTTGGGTGGAAGATCAAGCGCGTCTTCCTTGAGAATCCGCGAACCAACAGATTCAACAATTCTTGTCAGTTGGTCCAGATTGCGGTACTCAACGCAGCGCTCGTAGCGTTGCCCACCTGGGGTGACCCTGTTCTCCCACACACCGAAGTAGGTCTTGAACGCGGCGAAGGTGCGACATTGGCACCGCTGCCAGATCGCCGGATCAAGAAACTCGATCTGGGTGTAGAGGTCCATTGGCGAGTTGGCCACTGGTGTCCCGGTCAAGATACGCCGATAGTCAGCGTATCTGGCTGAGGCCAGCACCCGCTTGGTTGTCTTGGCTCCTGGGGTCTTGATGCGAGTGCTCTCGTCCAGCACGTACATGCACTTGCGCTTGGTAAGGAACTGCTTGGCTGCGGCCCTGCCCAACTCGGTCATGATCGCGTTGTAGGACATGACCAGCACGGAGAGCCCGCTGTTGGCCAGCACCCACTCAAGTTCGTACTTGGCGCCAACAGTGCGAGCAGTATTGCTGTACCAGATCATAGTCCGAAAACACTGTTCGATATTGGGCCAAAGATGCGCCGGAAACTCATCGCTTACCCAGTTGCGGTGAACACCATTGGGAGCTAGCACCAGGATGCCGTTGATTTTGCCCTCGAGAAACAGCTGGCAGGCTGAATCGATGATAGTCTTGGTCTTGCCAGTCCCTGGCTCCCAGAACTGCCCACGTAAATAGTCGTGGCCGTGCTCTGTGAATTCCTTCAGTTGGTGCGCGTATGGTGTGGTCTTCATTCTTCGAACCTTATGAAACCGTGGGTCTCGTCCCACTTGATGTGCTTCAAGGCAGTCGCCCTGGGCAGATTGAGCTGAGCTTCCAGTTCCTCAATGAGCTCTTCTTTCGATAGCCGAGGCTGGTAGCAGTTGAAGACTTCCCAGGCTGCCGTGCCAGGCCGTTTGGGGTTGGGCACCAGCACGACTAGCCCTGCCAAGATTTCCTTGTCTGGCTGCTCGGCGTCCCATTTCACCATGGCATCGATGAAGTCCTTGACAGCAAAAAGCCGACAGAGCTTGTGCTTGCCGGCTTCCGAAATGACCCAACTGTCCCCGCTGACTACGATCAAGTCTTGCGCGAGCCAGTCGGCCAGAGTATCCTTAATGTCCGCTGTCTTTCCACCAGGGCCTGACAGCATCTTATCGCTGGCCTCAATTACACGTTCTATCATTGCTTGGCACCTTTACCCGTTAGCCTTATATAGGGGGCTAGGGGCTACTATAGGCGAGCGGGCAGGGGATACAAGCGGGGCTAGCCTAAATAGTAGGGGTTTGCCAAGAACTGTGCCCATCGCGCACGGTGGTCAACTCAGCAGAGAAGTCAGCAGGCAGGCTTTCGGCGGAAACCACTGTTCCCCCCGCAGTTCCGATGGGGGTCCAGGTGCCCAGGAGAGTTGCACACGTGTAGCCCTCGGCGGGAGAAGTATTCTCCACATCGGCCAGATGGGTCATGTACCAGGCAGAGCCACTCCACCAAATGTGGTCTGTGCCATTGTCAAACTGTGGCTTGCTGTTGAGCATGGCATTGTAGCTGTAGGTGCCGTTCATGGAAGTGACATCTGCACCAGTAACAGCAACCTGATAGTAGATGTCAAGCCAAGTGTCGTCGGTGATGCCAGTGATGGTATGGAGCACAGTAGCACCGCTTTTGCGAGCAAGAGTATAGGTGGTTCCTGTCTCAGGCGTGAGAGATGCATCAGTTTGCCTCACAACGACACCTACTTGTAGCGTCCGGTTGCGATGTGCCCAGGTGAAGGTGTACCCGCTGCGTGCGAACTTGCCCGCAGGATATGGGCGGATAGCACGACCAGCCATAGTGCCTGCATGGGCAGTGGCATCGTCGATATCCAGCATGCCCTTGGAGGTAGACGAAAGTATCTTGACATTGTAGGATGTGCCAGAGGCTAGCTCATCACCAACAATGGCACTTCCATCACCAACAAAGTAAATGCGGTCGCCAGCGCTGTGGGCTACAGGAATGGTGTCAATCATGCCGCGAACAACAGTAACGGTAGAATTGGCAAGATCTACCTCTGTGATGTACAGCCATTCGTCACCAAGCAGGCAAAGTGCCTCCGGCTGAACTTCATTGATGTCCACCATGTTTGCCAAAGAAACAACAGCGTCTGCTGCAGTGGCCGCTAGCCCGCTGACGATCGTAGCAGATGGGCAAAATTTGAGTGTAGACAGTACATTCAGGTACGTGCCCCCTTCAACAGAGAGGAGGACAGCGGCTTCTTTGGAGCTATCCGAAGGACGAACAGCAGCCACAAAAGAAAGTCCCGTTGCAACTGTTTGTTCTGCAGCGATAGACTCGCCCAAGATGTCTTTGGCAATGTACCAATATGGTGCTTCAAGAACCAACACATACGTGGCGTCAATTGGGTCTTGAAGCGGGCTGACCCAGGCAGACGAGGGAATGTCGGAGAAGACCGTATCGCCTATGGAGAAGAAGTCCTCAACAGCAGTGATAGTGACTTTCTGATCGGTAAACGTGCCGTAGTCAATCTCGATAATGCGCACGATAGCGCTCGAGATGCCCAGAGCCGCCCAGGACACCTTGAGCACATCGCCTCTGGTATATTGGCGAAGAGTGGCGTTGCCAGTGAACTTGATCGTGAATGGGTCCGTTGCAGCGAGGCGAAGTTCTCTGGTAGCAACCTGGTTGGCAAGAGTGTGGCTTCTGATGGCCATGTAGCTGTAGGACTCAGCAACCAACACCCCTTGCGCAGCAAAAGAAGCTGTGTCTTGTATGGTGAAGGTAGCGGTCTCAAAAGTATCGGGATGAGTGTAGTTGACACTGATCTGATTGACGCGGTTGATCAAAGTTCCTCTTGTGAAGGTAGCGAGGTCTATGATAACCGCTTCGTCGATGGCAGGCACAGTCTCGGCCACATAGTCATCTCGCACTAACTTGAGTCCGAGTTTGCCGGTAGCGAAGTCTTTGTTCAGGAAGCCATTGATTATGGCACACACATCCTTGATAATGGTGGCCGCGTCACTCTGATGGTCTAGCGTCAAGGAAAGGCCAAACTCTTCTGTATACAGCTGATCTGCGGCATCCTCGAAAGAATCGGTATCGAGCAACTCGCTGGGGATGCCAAGGCCAAAGATGGGGCTAGTTATGATCTCGTACAAGATATGAACAGGGTTCATGTCACCGTTGATGTCAGCCTTGGCCTGGTACCATATGGGAGTTACCCCATCGACCTGTTTCTGGGTCCGACGGCATATGAGCTCCCACACCTTGAGATTAGGTGAAGTGCCGAGGTACACTTGCTTCAGCATCAAGGTAAACAGTCCCCGATAGGACGAAGTCAACGTGGCCACTTTAGATGCCAGGTAGACATTCTTCACCTGTGCACTTCCACCAAATTGGACATCAACATAGCCCTGCACTCCGCCTTGAGACGAGATTCCGCCAAACACGTTAGGCTTGTTGATGTAGATCGTCTCGTTGTCCGTCACTTCACCAGACCACAGCTCATTGTCATCGGCCCAAATGCTCAGCAGAGCGTCGACAGGCAGGGATACTCCCATTAGGATTCCCAGATAATAAGTGTACGCCTGCTGTTTGGATTTCTTGCTAGAGCTCATGGTCTTTGATCGCTTCCCTGATCACGTTGTCTACATAAAAGTCTTGCGCTTTTGCGGCGACCACAACATCCATGCCGTGTGCCACAAACTCTTGGTAATCCCAGCCGAGACGCTGAAACAACAGCCTTTGCCCACGAGCGCAGTAGCCAAGCCGGTGGGCATGCTTGGGAAAGGCTAGAACTCGACTTTTTGGTTCTTGTAGTCCCCCGTCCACAGCGAGTTAGTTCCCTTGTACTTGACTGTGCCAAAAACCACAGGAATTGCTCTGCCTTCTTCAGCAGTAGGATAGTCAAACTGGTCTTCTGTGGCTGGTTTTTGATCAGGCATCTTCGTCTTTGGCATCAGCATGTACGAGGCCACAGACAACAAGATGGTAATTACCAAGAGAACAAAGAATTCCATCGCTAGTACCCAATTGATTGAGTGAACGGGTTTCGACCAGGAATCAGATTCTGCCCACCATAGTTGGAAGAGTTGCTGAAGCGACTATCGCAGACTGCGATCGTATGTGGGCAACCAGGATAGACAGTGATTACGTTGCCGGCAGAAACACCAGAAAACGTGCCAAGAATGGAGACGGTGTTACCAACATGTGACCGGATGGTTCTGTACTGATTGTTGCACAAAATCATGCCGCCAACGTACACACCATCAGCTTCAGTGGCAAATACTGACGATATCACTGTGATCCCTGTGATGGAAGTAATGTACCCAGTCTTGGCATATGCCGATTTGTCAACACCGCAGCCAGTCGAGTAGAGCGCATGGGCACACTGAGCCTGGTACTTCCTGGGCAAAAGGTTTCGACCATCAAACGAGGGCATAACAGTGCAGGCGAAAGTCGCCTCATGTGCGCTGTAGGTAACTTTGCCCAGGTATCCTATGAAGCTGACCAGCTCGGTCGAATCCTCGAGCAGAGAAATCCGCACGTTGACCAGATAAGAGGGAGCCATCTGAATGAACAGTTGGCTTACAGGATTCCCTCTGGGCACTGTGATAGTGACCTGATCGGCCAAGGGTTCTTCGCTATTCGCGAGAGAAGAGCGCGATATCGGTGTGGCCGTGTAGTTCTTGAAGGCAAAGTATACATCCGACGAAGCTGATGTGTACCTGTAGTATACTGGCCCAGCAAGAGTAAACTCGTATAGCTCAACCATTAGGCTAACACCCCTATCATGGGCAATATGCAGAAAGCCTCATTATCTCTTGTCCACTCAAGCTCCACCTTGTCAGAAGCCAAGCGGCACTTCAGCAAGAAGCTAATCTTTACAGGACCAGTGAAGTTCACTGTGGCATCAAGAGTAAGTTGCTCTTCATCAGGGGAAGTCTCTTCTGCTCCAACAATCTCTCGGTACACTACTGAGGCACCATCAGTGATCTGAACATATCGTAGGATGCGATTGTTGAACACAGCGTTAGTGTACCAATGGTTCTCCACCACAAGAGTGATAGTGGTGCCACCAAGATCGTTGACTAGGAATAGATCATGACTGTTCGTTGGCACCCAAATCAGGTTCTTTTGTCCACGCAGATAACCCAGCAACTGCCTCAGCCACCAAGCGTCATCTTTGGTGGTGGCATGGATACCTACATCGATAGTGGGCTTGGCATACCCCCAGAAGTCATCGTAGAAAAATGTGCCTGCGTCATAGTCAAGCAAATGGCCGCCATTCTGGCTGGCAATCTTCACACTGTCATCTTTGAAAAGATTGCAGCGAGTGAAGACCGGCAGGCTCTTGTACTCAACGTCGGCTACAAAGCCTTCAACGTCTGGGGCCAGTGCTGACAAAAACGACACTTCGACTTTGCGTGCTTCCGAAGAGTACCTCGACGAAGTAGCTTGGTCCTGAGAATAACCCAGCAGAGCGGGGCACCCCATGGGTGCTTCGCTGTAGGATACCGTGATCGGAGTGGTGGTGATGAGGCGATCAGCTTCAACGCTTTCAACAAGAAGCAAGTCGCTTCCTTCAGGTCCATCCAGCACGCAAGGAGCCCCTGCGCTGAAAGAAGTCTTGCTGGTGTCCACCATTATCAGGTTCGAGCCAACCACAGGAACCGCAGTGACAACAAGTTCTTCCCACCACTTGGGCAGTACAATGAGGCGAGAACTTGTAGCGTATAGGATTTGATGCCACAACCGACTCAGGTTCATGCGGGACATCGACAGGCTCACACCGATTCTGGGGGCTTCTCTGAGAGAAATGCGAAGCTCGCTTCCGTTAGCTGAGGTCTGGACATCAGTTAGAAACTCAATGGTTTCTACGACACCAGTCTCAGGCCGATCTGCAACAAAGATGCCAGTGGCTCCGCTAATAGCCAATTGGTGTTCATCGTCGTTGAGGTTTGTGACTAGCCCAAAGGTGAAGTCGATGTTGACGGGAGAAGTGTTCTTCAGTGTAAGTGTGAAAGCCTTCTTTTCGTAGGGCAACATCATCATGCCAATAGTCAAGCCAGATTGCTCAAACACGATATCAGAGGAAAAGACGATGTCTTCTATCCAAACTCTCTGGCTGTTCATGTTTCTTACAAACATAGAAAGAACATAGCCTGGTGCAATGACACCAAGAGACACGACGTTCGAGATTACTAGCGACCCAGTCAGGTACACAAGAAATCCGTGCGAATGCACAGAAGTACCCGCGAGACTTCCGGCTGACTTTTGCCGATCTCGCAAGTCAAGTCTTGGAACTTGTGCTTTGCCTATGGTGAACATGCTATTTCTTCAGGGCCAAACCGAAAGGATTTACGGCATCATGAACCCAACGGTATTCATCGTTGAGGTAGACTCCCCAGTCGTCAGAGCCCACTGTGATTTCGTCGCCAGAGGTCACCCCCACCATGTTGAGGAACGCCATCTCTGGGCAATGCCCAATGGAACGGATGAACGCTTCATCTGTCAACTTGGTGAACATGAGCGAGGGCAAGAGAATTGGCCCATGCGCAGAGGAAGAATCTGTGTTTAGAAGAAACGACTTGGTTGGCGTTCTGTGCTGATCCCCTTCAGACAGAAAGCAGCCGAAGTTGAATTGGCCTGCTCCTGCCGCAACTGCGAGCGAACTGTCTGTGGCCTTGCTTCCGCCTCCTGCCCAATCGGAAGGGTAGCGCACCCCAATGTTCCGGCCCCACGCGGCAGTTGAAGCACCTGCGTCTTCCAAGAAGTACACGAAGGACTTGTTCCACGTGGCCACAGTGAGGTTGTAGCAGTGGCTACCCAGGTAGAACGGCAGGCCACTAGTGAGGACACCAAAAACAATGAAGCGAAAGCCCCAAGTGGAGGACAGGCCGATTGCCCCGCAGTAATCCCCTGCGTAGAAATGAACAAGAATGGAAGAAGATGTGTCGGTTCCCGCCAATGGGCAAAAGCTGGCGTTGGCACCCGGCTGATTCCACCAGTAGTCGGCGTCCGCATCGTACCCAGTGCCCACCGCGAGGGCAACTCCCCGAAGCCGAGCAGTAGTGTTCGAACTGTTGGTGACTCTGTTTGCCAGGGCAGACCGCAAGTGAGCGTGCAGTGCTACTCCATTCAGTGTCTTCGAGATACTGAGGAACTTCCCAGTGAAGGCATCACCAGCGAGATTGTAGCTGTCATCTTCCCAGCCATTGGTGGTCCAGCCTTGTGTTTCGAAGAAGACCTTCGCTCGCACGAGAATGTCGTTCACATCAGAGGCTACTTCGGCAGAAAAGGCCATCAGGAAAGCTCCACCGCGACAGTGTTTGACTGAGAAGGGCCAGCCTGAGTAACAAGAACCAGGTACACCGTGCTTCCCACAAAGATCATCTCCAACATCTTGGGCCCACTTAGAGAAGAAGAGGGCATCTTCATTCCTTCATACATGCCCATCATCACTTGCGAATCCAAGTCGAAGAGAATGATATCGGTGACGGTGGGGTCACCAGAGAGATCAGGCCCCAACAAACTGATTTCTTGCCCAAAGGGTTGCCCGCTGAGCATAGGCCAGCAGTGGTATGCAGCTGAGATAGGGGTCTTCCAGGCGGAACCGATCCAGTACCGAGTTCCGAGTCTTTCGGAGTATCCCCAAAATGGCCTCGCCGCAAGCGGAGTGAGCATGCTAGTGCTGGGCTTGACAGAACTTCCTCTGACAAGAGGGATAGTTTCAAGAGCGGGAGGTTCCATCCAGCCAGCGTAGGCAACACCTGCGGTGCCGAAACCGAAGTCAGCCAACAATATGCGGCGAGGGCTGACAAAGAACATGCACTCATGTGGTGTTTCGGTGGTATGCAGATAGAGTTCAGTGCTGTCGTATCCTACTTGAGTCGCCCAGGTGAGCTCGGCGTCGTAGGAGAAGAAGGCTTGGAGTTCAATCAATTTGTCTGGGGCATAGATTCCGGTGGTGTACAGGAAAGTGTCTGCGCTGACCTTGAGCCCCACATACGAACGGTCTGTTCCTTCGGCCAGGCCCGACAGAATCACTGTGTCCGCGGACTGTTCTTCAATCTCCCAGACCGGTGTGATGGCCGCGACAGTCAGCTCAATTTCGTCACCAACGGAGAACAACGTGTCTCCCTGGGCAATGACCAAGCACACGATGGACGACGTAAAGGGACAGGCGTCGGAAGCCCGGCCAAGGTTCCCAGTGACGCTCCCAGTAACGGTAAACCCCGCCGTAACGTCGCCAAAGGCCGAGGGGGTGCCCGTATAGCCCCCCGCCGCTACGTAAGAGCCTACGGGACTTATACCCGCTAGAGAAAAGTAGTCAGTAGGAACAGTACCGATGTCATCGTATCCAGTCAGGTACCAAGTGGCTGCTGTGAGGCTGTACCAAATTGCCCAGTCGGCGGAAGTGATTCCGGTGGCAAAGATAGGCTGACCGCCTGACTTCTCACCAATGGTGGAAAAGCTCCCATTTGGGGAGGCATCCCCATCTCCGACGACAGTGAGGTAGCCCACCCGGTCACAGGCTACGGTGATCGTCTCAGCAACAGCCAGCTGTGTGGCGAAAGCACCAATAACAGTGCCATCACCTGCATTGCTTACCTGGGGTGTAACCACTGTGACTTCAAATGCCTTGCAGGCAAAAGCAGTCAGCTTGGCCAGGAGGTCAGCTCGGGTATTGACTAGTTGTAGGGACCAGGCCATTAGGCTTTTCCTACTGCGAGAACACCGCGAAGGCGAGAGGAGTTGCGAGAGATTGCGTTGATGACCACATCGTCCACTACAGAGCGAGAGGCATTGCGGAAAACGGAGTCGCCATCGACCGCGTTTACTATTCTAATATTAGGACTGGAAGCCTCTTGCTGTACGGAAGGGGCCACTCGACCAGCGGTGGAAGGAACAAAGAGCTCAGGGCGAGTCTCACCAACAAGATAGGGTTTCCCTGAGCCGACAGAGCCACCAAACTGCTTGCCAGAGGCAGCAGCGGTGCTCCCAGCGGTGGCCGCAGTAGAACCTGCCGCCATCCATGTGTTCACTGCTGCGCTAGCACCAGGAGAGACCATACCGACAGCAGCCATGATGGCTTTCAGCATCAGAGCCTGCACCATGATCTGAATGATCGAGTTGATGGCGCTTCTGGCAAAGGCACGGAAGTCGGCTTCACCGCCAGTCAAGGCTTCCGTGATCTCTTTGGACAGCCCAGTGAAGGTATCCTTGATGAAGTCCTTCATGAGAGTGTGGACATCGGCGAGGGCCAAGCCAAAATCGATGACACCTTGCCGAGCACCAAGGAAAGCATTCTTCAAAGTGAACCCGGTGTTGAACGCTTTCTCCATCTTTTCCCAGTCAGTTTCGAGGTCTTTGTCCACCCCGACTTCGATCGTGATCGGAGGCTTTGCGGCTTTTCGGGCGGCGGCAAAGATTTCTTGCACCTTATCTTTCCACCAAGTGAAGCCAGCAATGCTGTCATCCATGAGTTTCTGCTGATCGGCAAGAGTAAGTTGCTCCCAACCCTCCAAAAGGGAAAGTTTGGGAATCTTTGGAATCTTGATGGCCCCCGCACCAATGAAGTGGAACAGCTTTTGTGCTGCTTGCAGCACTGCGTTGAGCATAGAAATGATGCTGTTCAGGGACATATTCACAGTGTTTGCCACCGTCTTGACTGCGGATATCAAAATGGCCACAACACCAAGAATGGTGCCCTTTATGAAGCCAATGGTCATATCGAGACCTTCTGCAAAATCAGTCAAGTAGGTCTCCAGCGAAATGTAAGAGTTGCTGACAGTAACACCTGTCTTGTCTTCTATCACAGAAGCAACCAACTTGGCGAATTCAGCAGTCAGCCCACCGACTTCGTCCTTTGCGCCACGAGCGTCACGAAACAACTTGACCATACCGTCAGAGATCTTCGTCCACGCCTGCTTTCCAACATTGCCAAGAGTCACCAAGCCGTCTTCCGTTGCCTTGATCTCATTCCTATTCTTGACCAAGTACGTTCCAAACATGATCAAACCAGCGGTCACTGTCAGGAAAGGATGGCCAACGCACGCTGCTCCAAGCGCGATAAGACCAGCAATGAGCTTGGGAATGAAAATGGCCACAAGTGCCGCCATGGCACCGGCCAAGTATTCGGCATTGTCCCCAAGCCAGCGCAGAGCTTTGCCCAGCTTGATCGCAAGCGCACCGGCTTCTTCACTTTCGCTGAAAAGACCGATCTTGATCATGAACTTGTTGTGCAGATACGTGACGGAACGAGCCAAGGTGTCTTTGGTCTTTTCGAACATCTTCTCGATCTTAGGCAGGGCTTTCTGGAAAGCGTCCACAAACTGCTTGGAGGACAACTTGCCCTGAGCCGCCCATTCTTTGACTTGAGACACACCGATGCCCAGTTCGTCGGCAACAGCCTTGATGATAACAGGGCCGTTTTCAATGACAGACCGGAATTCGTCACCGTTCAGGGCAGCAGTGCCCAACCCCTGGGCCAACTGCAGCAGAACCGATCTGGTCTCAGATGCACTAGCACCCGAAATAGCCAGCGCCTGACCAACACCAGTAGTGATGTCGATGAGCTCTTTTTGGCTCTTGCCCAGGGTGTCGTTGACCAGAGACAGTCGTTGGTAGAGCTTCACCGTTCCACCAAGAGGAGCTTCAGCCTTTGTCGTGGCCGCAACCAGCTTGTTTCTGACATCGATGGCTTCGGCCTCGCTACTGGTTACGGTGCGAATCTCGTTGTTCAGCTTTTGCCAGTCATCGATATACTCTTTGATCTTGCGAGCGGCAAAGAAACCGCCGACCATGCCAAGCATTTTGCCCAGCCCACCGAAAGCGTGAGAGGCAGTAGCAGCGGAGCCACTAAGAGCTGTTAGGTTTCCCTTGAGGGCAGCCACGTTCACTGTGGCCGTTCTCAAGGTGGCCGAGAGCATATCGCCAGAGAGAGCTACATTCTGAAGAGAGGTAGCTGCCGCAATAGTGGCCGCACCCAGCAGAGTGAAGTTGGATACAGTCGCATTCAGCGCTTGGACCACAGAGAGCATGGCGGTATTGACCAACAATGCTGTGGACGAAAGTTGCCCAATGGCACCGGTCGCACCGCGTGCTGCGTTCGACAGACCTATGAACGAAGTGACCAGACTGGCAGACGAATTCGTCAAAGCCAGCAAGGACGCGGAGAGGTTAGGCAACACAGTCTCAACAGCAGCAAACGAGTCCGCCAAGGACATCGCCGAGCCAGCAAGAGTCGCCAGCCCATTGCGAGCAGCACCAGCGGCGGAGAGAATGCCAGACAGCGAAGCTGCCGCTTGCCCACTCGCGCCAGCCAGGGCCTGAAACTCCCCCTGGGCAGCGAGGAGCGGAGCAGCCAGAAGCTGAAGGCTCATGGCAGCGTCAGTTGTAGCCAACTTCAAAGAACCAAATGTTTGATCCGCTGCCATGCGGACACCATCGAGAGTAGCAGTGAAGCCAGTGAACGCCTGGCCAAGCCCTGCAGCGGAAGACTTTACTGACTCGATAGTCGCAACCAGTCCTTCGAGACCGCCAGCACTCACTCCGCTCAGAGGCATGGAGAAAGAGCTGCTGACATCAAGACAGGATTGGCGCAGAGAGACCAGGGTCTTTTGAAGATCAAGCGCGCTGCTCTTGGCGGCACCGAAAGAACTGCTCGCGGCTGGGCCAACACTAGCAACGGCCCTGTTCAGATCGCCAACAGCCTTCTCCGCTACAGAAGCACGAGACGTGATGCCATCAAGGGTGCCGATGACAACCTTGCCACCTTTCTCCTTGAATTCGAAAATGTAGGTCTCTAGGATTGTTTGGCTCACGGCCGATATCCCCACATTCCAGCTTCAAGAGACCGTTCCATCCAGCCAGGTTCTGGCTGCTGCAAGCTACCGTGAAGCCAGCGGCCCCAGCGATTGGTCAAATAGCCGAGATTCAACTGGCCAACATAGAAGAGATTGTTGGTGAGAAAGATGTTGCCCTGCTGAAAAGAGTAGTCAGCAAGAGTTTGCTCCCGAAGAGCTTGCCCAACCGCGATGTCCTCCGACTCTACAGTGATGAGCGGA